ATCAATATCAAAATATTTATTAATTGTTGAAATCACCTTACTTTTTATTTCACTATCACTAGTGTTGGTGTTGTTTATCTTAACTACTTTAATGTAAGCCTGTAACTGCTCGTCTGCTTTGTCACCAAACAGCGGTTTAAATTTAACACTGTTCAACACTACATTATCACTAGTCATCTTGCTAGTCTGTAAATCTTGATACAATACTGTTAACTCATCATTTGATGGTACTTGTGGTTCTTCGACTGTGTTCGTTACGTCCTGTATATACTGTATATACGAATCGTAATAGCCGGATGTCACAACATAAATGTCAATGATGTTTGAACTACCAGGATTAATACGTCTAGTCTCCGGACTGTTATGTCTGTACTGGAAGTGTAACTTATCACGTCCAATCTTTGCAATGTAATCAGTCCTAACAGTTAACTCTCTGCTATTGTCAACTACTGCTAATTCATAAAATGTATCTTCACCAAATGCATAAAATACTTGTCCATCTATGTATTCGGTCTTAACTGCGGCAATATCGCCTTCTGTTTCATACGCATCAACAATAGTGTCTGACGATACTGGCACAAATCTTTCTAGATTATCGAAGTCAGTCGTTAACTGGAAGTAAACATAGTTGTCTATGTATAATCCTGTTTCGTCAACTAACAGATTAAAGTAATCTGGGTTGTCTGCAATGCCGTCGTTATCTGAATCGGTGTAGCTAATTTCTACATTGTAATCGTTTACATAGCCGTCTGGTTCAACACTCTGGTCTATGATATCCATAAACACATCACCAGCAAGTGGCTCGTTTGAACCGTCTGGTTTGCTATTTGTTGTAAGCACTCTAATAAAGTCGTTAACGATTTGTCCTGTCTTAGGGTCAAATATTTGACGGTTGTTATCAAAGAAGAATCTTGTTTCAATAATGCTTGAGAAGAAATAGTTCAAAGCTCTTGCAGATACAATGTAACCACGTTCTGTTGACTTAAACCATACTACCCAGCTATCACCAGTACGAACAGTTGGTGGAGGCGGAACGTTTGGCGATGTAAAGCTACCTGATGTATCCAAATCTTCTTGTGGAATTAAATACCACTCATTAAGTAGGTGATCAAACCCAAGACCAAACTCGCGTAATAATTCTACTTCTACTAACATTTCCTGCTCAATTTCTGGCGGCAGGTCTGAACTAAACACAGGAACGATTTCAACTGGTATCGCACCACTTGGAACAAAGTTGTTTATTTTAACTGGTCCTACAGTATCACGTGGTGCAATAGCAATCGCACCGCCATCAGTGCCGTCAGTGACAACACTTATAATAGTTGCCCATATTTCTAATTTGTCACCTGATGATAAATTTGCGCCTGCTTGCAATCTATTATTTTCATCAAATCTATGACCTGGTGGTGCAATAAACTTAACAAGTGACTGCGGTAATATATACTGTCTTTCGTCTGAGACGTACGGTCCAATCTGCTGTGCATTAACCGGATCAGATAAATCTGAAAACCAGCCAGATGTTTCATTTGTTATTGTTGTATTCTGTTGCCACTGTAAGTCAATACTTGTTAACGATGGACGCTCAAAGTTTTCATAGTAAAATTGAGTTGTACTACGTGCCGCTATTAATGGTTCGACTTGATTTCTAAATACCGAATCAATATCGTTTCTATCATCAAACGTAAAGTTAAATGATGATAAGTCAGAGTTTTTATAAATTAAGCCATCGCTCGCATACGCATTAATACTGGAGTATTTGCCTGTTGGGTCAACTAAGTCTAAATAACGACTCGCGCCTATGTTACTGCGGTTAATAGCTTTACTCTTTGTGATACTGCTATACGCTGTATAAGGAAAGTTATTGTAGTCTTCGCCGTTAACCATTCTATTCTGTGTGTAAAAACGTGCTGGTGCTCTACGTTTAATGTCGTCAAGCGCCTCAGGAGTTTTTGCATTTGAAACAGGTTGTTGCAAGCCTATTGTAAGGGTAAGTGTTTCGTTACGACCAGTCTTGCTAGTGTATTCTATATTAACATCAACATTCTGTATTTCTTCTGGGTTAATAACGTACTCTAAGCCGTTGCTTTCACGTACATAAGTACGGAAGTCGCCTGTTGGAATTTCACTGAATACACCATCACCAAAGTTAAATGTAATTTCATCGTTGAATCGACTTGTAACACTAAAGAACTTGCGTTGGCCTACGCCTAACTGCGTGTTGTTAGATGAATATACGTTACCAACTTCTGTCCACTCTTCAAGTCCTGAAGATGTGTCTGCTGAGTCTGTTTTGTATAACCAAACATCGTTATTGTTAATGCCACTGCGATTAATTGCAATTGACCGGTTTGCAATACGCTCGCCCAGTGTAAAATCTTCAGACTGTAGTGAGCCTTGCTTAAAGTAAAAGAAGTAACCGGTGTTTGGACTTGCAAAGCCTTGATTGTCGTTTCTGTACAAAACGTTAAGCTGACCATTGATGCGCGGTGCAGGTTCATATATTGTGCTGTCATTAATTGACGTACCGTTAACGATTTCAAAATCCATTACGCTACCGTCAACGGTTGCGCTGAATGGGACAACTGGCAAGAAGCCATCTGTCATATTAATTTCGTATTCGTCAGTTGCAATACCAACGATATCAAGAGAGTTGCCTGGCTGGCCAATTTTTTGGCTGTCAATAAGTGCGGCATTTAAAACAGTCGTAAGCTGTTCTTGCCAGTCTACATTTGTTTTATCATTCCAGCGGATTGCAATATTACTGATGTTGTTTCTGTTGTAATCTGTAATGTTTTCTGTTGTAGCGGCGGCAAGTACTTTTAAGTATCCGCGGCCTGCTTCGTTACGCTTAGGTGTGTAGCCTACTAGTTCAGCTAAGTTGTTAACACTATCAACTCGTTCAGCTGTGTCAAGGAAGTTTTCACGTGTGTTTAAATCCGAGCGGAAGGCAAGTGATTGGCCCATGAATGCCATTAAGTCAAGCATTGCGATGTATTCTGAGCTTTCAGTATAATCGTTAAATGTTTCTGGGTGATGTTGACGCAAGTAATCTACAAAGGTTTTGCGGATGGTTTCAAAGTTGTAGCTCTGAAGGTCTGCTTCTTTATAGGTTTTATAGATTCGCTTCCAATCTTCAGTACCAAATATTGCTGTTTGTCTTGAGGTCTTTGCCATTGTTTAGTTCTCTTCTCTGTTCCGTATATTTATCGAGAACTATTAACGGCGTACTTTAAGTTATGGTTGCGGTCTGATCATCTTCTGAGAAATTAATATAAAATTGTTCCGTACTGTAATCGGGTAGTAAACTAACAGAAATGTATGCTGTGATAGTGTTTACACTGGATGTAATTTCAACTTCGTGCAATTGCAAACGAGCATCAAGACCAATTACACGGCGTACTTCGCGTTCGACATTGCCTGTTGTTATTGTATCGTTCGGGTCAAATATATAATCCCAAATCCTAGTACCAACTTCTGGGCGGCCCGGTAACGTGCCAGCTCGGATTAAAAATGCATTAAGTAGGTCGCGTTTAATAAGATCACGGTCTACGAGCGTGAACTTCTTGTCTTTGTCTATTGTACTAAAACCTATAAAATTAGGCATTGTAATCTCCTGTAGGAACTGGTAGTTCAACCTTTACGTCTGGTAAACTTGGTATGTCTGGTACACTTGGTATGTCTGGTACATTGCCAGCAAGTAGGCTGTCGGTAAGGCCGCCTGCCACATCTGCGGCAGAAGCTGTTGGGTCAGAGACAGACGGTAAGCGTGATACCCCTACTAATTTGTCGGTTTCGGCATCAAGACTAAATGAATCTATTGTGTCTGACGCTAACTCTGGCAGACTTGCTATTGTTTCACCAAAGCCTTCTAACTTACCTAAGATGTCAGCATTTTTAATTGATGCTAGCAATGCGGCGCCTGCGGCAAGTGCGGCAAGTGCCATTGCCTCAGCCGCGTCGAGAGCGGCAAGTCCTGCGGCAACGGCCGCGAAGCCTGCGCCAATCACTGCAAGACCTTCGCCTATTGCAGTAGCTATGCCGCCAACGGCATCTAGTAAACTTTTAATTTGACTTGGCAGGTACTTTGCGGCAAGTCCTGCAAGACCGGCCAACTCTTCGTCTGATTCGTCACCTGTAATGATTCCTTGTGCTTGTAGGTTAGCCATGTTTGCAATGATGAGATCGTTCATCATTTGTTGCTGTAGCTTGTTATTAGCTAATATTTCAGCAGATGTAAAAACGCCGCCCTTGCCTGTAAACGTCGAGTCACACTCTAGCATTTCGTTAGTTATTTCAAATCCTTTCTTAACAACACCAATTACCTGTA